TGCTAACTTAGTACAAATAAACAAAGTACGTTATGTTTATGATAATTATAGAAGTTTAAATGTACCTGGATATGCTACAGGTGGCGAAGTTAGAGGAGCTGGAACAGGAACAAGTGATTCAATTCCTGCAAAGCTTTCAAATGGTGAGTTTGTTATCAATGCAAGCTCTGCAAAACAAATTGGTATGCCTATTCTAAATGCTCTTAATACTACTGGTGATGTTGGTTATCTAGGAAATTTTGGTAGAAATGGAGATAACATGTTAGCACATATTACAGGTAGTGAGGCTAATATGTTGATGATGATGGGTGGTTCAGGTACTGTTAACCCAATGACTGGTCTTAGAGAGTTCTTCTTTGATGGAGTTAATCCAAACGCAAATACTTATAAAAAGTATACTGAAGATGCTATTAGACTATTCCGTCAGTCTTGGAACTATGGTGATGGGTATCCTGAGTGGATGACCGCTAGAGGTGAAAATCAAGCAAGTTACTATAACAATACAAAAGCAAAACAGGCTATGTCATTAGCAGTTAGAGCTGCTAATATTCAAAAGTATGGTACTAATACTTATAACCTAAGAAATAAAAACTGGATTATTGACTGGGATAACTGGGGCGGTGGCGGAGTTAATACATGGAATGCTCCGTGGGGTAGTTCTAAGTTCCGTTATGACGATGGTAAGCGTATGGTAGACACCATTGTAAACTCTTTTGCTAATGGTGGAGCAGTTTCTGGACCAGGGACTAGTACTAGTGACTCTATTATGGCTATGTTATCAGACGGTGAGTATGTTCTTAGAAAATCTGCTGTTGACAAAGTGGGGGTAAATACGCTAGACTATATGAATAGTACTGGTAATACTCCAGGAAACGTAGAGATCAATATTACTAACAATGGTCAGCCTGTAGATGTTGAAGGTCAACCAAATGTAACTATGAGAGACGGTAAAGTCGTTGTTGACGTAGTTCTTAAAGATCTTCGTACTAATGGACCAATTGCTAGATCAGTGAAAAAGATGAGATAAAATGGCTACATACCCTACAGACGCTAGTATGACAGATAGAAAACCTGATAGAGGATATTCTATTAGCAGAGAGTTTAATGTTACAAATTTTGTGACAGCGGCTGGTTATGAGAAACGTAAACTAAAATCTAGAAGAAGTAAGAGACGTTATACTGTTACTTATAACAATATTTCTGAAGCTAGAAAAGATAATATAATAAATTTTTATGAGGCTCGTAGTGGTACATTTGAATCTTTTACTCTAGACTTAACACATCTTAATTTGAACGGATCAATAAATGTTCGTTTTGAAGGGGAATTAAATGTGACTCATGTAATGTCAGGAAATACTACAGAAAATGACATTTTTAATATAAGCTTCAACTTAGTGGAGGCTTATACTTAATGTCATCTAGATCATATGATTATACAATTACTGTGGCAGATTCTACAGGATTCGCAGCAGGTAATACAATTTATGGTGCGAACTCTAATGCGTATGCTCAAGTAATTGAAGTACAATCTTCTCATAAACTAAAAGTAAAACTTAGCAACTCTGTTCATGAATTTGAAGAGGGAGAGACAGTATTCTCTAATGTTTCTATACTAGATGAGTTTTATGAGCAGTATACCTTTACATCTTCTCCGATATCAGTTAGAGGAAACAATTATGGTATAGACGGAAGTGCGAATACTTTTCCTCTTTACAGACGTGCCGATTTTAAAAATGAAATATTAGTATATGCAGATGGAGCACTTGTTAATAAAAGTCAGTATGAGTTTCCTAGTAGAACACTAGAAAATATGGGAATTGACTTTAATCTCAAGCCAACGGTTACTTTTAATGTTGGAAACGACACAACTAATACTGTAGATAAAATATTTCCTGATACAAACATCTCTAATCTAACTATAGCGGTAAGCCGTGGAGTTTATACTAATGAGAGTTTTATCGCAGCTAATACTCCAAACGTTCAACTTCAGCTTGCCTCGTCAACAGTCTCTTCTATTAGCCCTTCTAATTATGTTTCTCTTAAGAATGCCTTTGAGCAAGAACCCCTAGTTAGACTGTACTCTATCTATTATCCTGGAGAGTGGTATCCTGTAAATGCCAATGATAATCCTTCTTCTGGAGGAGTAGGTTATCCTTGGCCTTATCAGTTTCCCTTAAGATACGCTGAAGTTATTGGAGAAGATTTTTCTACCCCAGACTACTCTATTGAATATGATTCTAAAACCTATAGAGCTTTTCCTATCTCTTATCCAGGTATATCCATATCAGGAGACGGTAGTGTTGGAGAAGTAACTTTATCTGTTAGCACACTTGATGATACTTTTACTACCCTAATTGAAAATTCTCAAATAGTAGGTTATGGATCTAATGGTATTAGTGCTTATGTAAACGGAGAATCAGTAAGCAATATTGATCCCAGAACTGTAGCTTCAAATCCTTTATACGACACAAATATTGTATCTTCTAGAGGTGGTTCAAACCTTGCTTTAGATTATAGTAGTTCGCAGTCTCTTAATGGAGATTGGGCTTCTTTAAAGCATGATAGTAGAGACCTTATTGGGGCTGTGGTTGAAGTAAAAACTACCTTTGCATCAATGTTAGATGTATGGCCAGAGTTTTCTATTATAGATTCAATTTCTTCTAATGTTATATTCTTAAAATCAACAGGACCATATAGAGTTGGTGATGCTGTTAAAAGTAATCAATCTTCTACTACCTCTAATGTTGTTGCTGTTAATTTCAATAACAATTCTATTCAAGTAGATAGCGCTTCTTTAAGTGGTGGAAGTGCAGGAGATAAACTATATATAGAAAATGCAGATGCTGACTCAAAATCTTTTGTAAATCAGATTTTTGTACTTACTAGGCTTAACTCTTTAAATGAATCAACTGCTGAATTTACACTAGCAAACTGGACACAAAAACTATTTGAAGGACTACCTAGAAGAAAGTTTTATCGCAATACGTGTCCTTGGAAGTATAAAGGGGCAGAATGTCAGTACCCTACTAGTGGTTCTGGAATTATAGCTAATACTAGTCCAGCAGCTACTGCAAACGGTTACTTTACTATAAATAATGCTACTACAGCTGATAGTTCTCAGGATAAATGTTCTAAAAGTGTTACAGCTTGTGCATTAAGAAATAACTTACAACACTTTGGAGGGTTTCCTGGTGTCCAAGACGACTTATAAAAACTTAACAGATGAGTTAGGAAAGTATTCTCAAGCTCAATACCCATACGAAGCTTGTGGGCTTATAACAAAAGAGTTTAAATTTATATCCTCAAACAATTTAAGTGCTAAACCTAAGTCAAGTTTTGTGATTGATCCATTACTATTAATTGAACATGATGAAAATATTTGGGGGGTGTTCCATTCTCACCCTGATGAAAATTATCAAGAACCTTCAGAAGCTGATTTACAAATGCTCATATATGAAGATTTAAAATTTATACTTGGAATAAATGATAAATTTTATATATACTGGTATGATAAAAATAAAAAGATGAAAAGATTTGAGAAACTGAATGAAAATCACTTTAAACATAACTAAACCTATACAAAGTTTTATCCCTATTAAATCACTAACTCTTGATGCTAGTGATTATAGTGATATTGTATCTGCGCTTAAAAATCAGTTTCCAAATTTTGAAAATTTTTTAAATAAATTAAAACAGTCGCAAAATAAGCATCAAGAAATAGTCCTTGTTCAAGATGAACGTGTTATAGACGCAAAAAGAAGTAAATTAAAAATTACAAGCAGTAATCCTATATATGTTGTTCCTATTTTATGTGGACATTCTACAAACTATGGTTTTACTGATTTATATAATGATGTACAGTCTAGTTTTCTCTTTCCTTTGTTCGGACTTAGTTCTGCAGGCTCAGAGCAAATGGAGTTTGAAGGTTTAGATAGAAGAATTAGAGACTCTTCTTTGTTTAGACGTGCTGATGAGATATATGACGTTGGTCTTAGAAACAATAATGATATTTTCGGGTCTTTAAAGATTAATACTACTGCTAACTTACCAGTTCCTTTAAACTATGGTATGACTCGTGTTTCAGGAACACTAATAAATGCGTATATTAAAAACTACAGAGCCGATCCTGATGAGTTTAAGGTTCATGACATAGTGTTTGGCGGTGCAAGTGAGAATATAGAGAACTATTACTACGTAGCTGAAGACTATGTAGAAGATGATTACGTTCAGGATTTTTAATAGGAGAATAAAATGGCAATCACATTGAGAGGAACAAAAGGCTCAGCACTAACACATTCTGAGCTAGATTCGAACTTTACTACTTTAGAGACGGATATTGACACAGTGCAGTCTAATGTCTCTTTGGTGACTACTAGTAATATTCATAATTTATCTAATGGTGTAGTATCATCTAGCTTAATTCCTAGTTCGAATGCGGTATACAGCTTAGGTAGTCCTACAATGTGGTTTAAGGATTTATATCTAGCAAACACAACATTATATATTGATGGAGTAGCTGTTTTGCAAGTATCTGAAGGTAATTTAGTACTAACTGATGCATTAGAACAGCTTAACGCTACTCAGAAAAAAGCTTTATTTGGTGGAGGTAGTGGATTAACCTTGGCAGGAGGTTCTTTATCTACTGATGCTATTGCTCAAGTAAGATATAATGCTAATGCTACTGCAGGCACCACTGCTTTTAGTGCTGGAGATCTTATTGCTGCTCCTCATCCTCACAACCAGTACGGAGTTGGAGTTAGTAGTTCTATCGATGTACAAGTAGGAGCTAACTTAAAAATAGCTTTAGGAGACTATATTGTTTCTTCTGCTTATACTCAAGAGACAAAAGTATCTGTAGGTATCAGTTCTGTAACTGTAAGTGGGACTGGGCAAGAATTAGATATTTGTTCTCAAGTATTTGGTGGATCACTAGAAATTATGGATACTGTAGGAGTATCAGACGGATCATTTACGTATACTGGAGTTAATAGATGGTTACCTACAAACGGAGATAGAAAAGACTATTTTGTACAAGCAAACGCATCAAACTCTGGAACAATAACAGTTGATCACACAAGAGCCATGTATATTGCTGTTGAAGATAAGCCTCCCCAATAGAGTGAAACATGAGTATTAATCCGGTTAGTTTCATAAATTTAGACGTAGGACAAAAGCAAGCTTTTGAGAAACAGCTCACAAAGCTCAATACAGATGTTGCCTTTCTTCAAGTTGCTCTAGGAGAAGGACCTGTATATAGAATTAATCCTAACGGTATTCAAGATATTAGAATTGACGATAAATTTATTGATGACTTAATAGACGAAACAAATAATGCTGATCCATATGTATTTTCTGTAAAGTCTGTAACAGGCACTATTAATCAAGACAGAATGGTACCTTTTGGAAATGAGGTTACTAATGAGGTTAGATTCTCATCACCAATTGTGTTAACTTCAGGTCAAGCAAAAGGTGTTGAAACTGGTATTCCTCAATCAAACGTATCCTTTTTTGCGACTAATTCAACAATAGGTGATCTACCGATTGATACAGTTGTATTTAAGTTTAATGTAAATGAGCTGTATAGAACTAATCCAGACAATAATAATACTGAAACATATCAAGAGCAACGTCTTGATCTACGACTAAGTATTCATCCGATATCAGAAACATCAGATATTGATAACTACATAGCCTTAAGACAAAAATCTTTAACAGCAAGGATTACTTTCCCAACAACATTAGAGATTCCGGTACATATTCCAGACAATTCTTTGAGTACATCTGGTTACAGAGTAACAGTACTAAAAGGTTCTGATGATGCCGTTGATCAAGAAATATCAGCTGAGGTAGAATTTATTGGCTTTGATGAAATAAGTCATAAAGAGTTTGCTTATCCAAGAACTGCTTTAATAGGTTATGCTCTTAAAGCTACAAACTTTAGATCAGAGATACCAGATTTTAGTAGTCTTGTTAAAGGACTTGTAGTTAAAGTACCATCTAACTATAACCAACCTATTTTAGATGACGGTCAAATAGACTGGAGAGAGGTTGAAGTTAATGATAGAAGTTCTTCGGGATATAAGCTACAAGATAATCCTGATTTAGTTGTTACTGAAACTAATCCTATTATTTATTCAGGTATATGGGATGGTACTTTCAAATATGATTGGACACAAAATCCTGTTTGGATAATTTATGATTTATTAACAAATTCAGATTATGGATTAGGAATTGACGAATCACTTCTAGATAAATTTAACTTCTATAAAATGTCTCAATATTGTGACGGAATTGATCCAAATACAGGTCGTTTTCATGGTGTAGCTGGAACAGCTGATGGAAGTTTTAGGTATAAACCAAGAAATGAATTTATTTCAATTATTGAGAATCAGATTGGGTTAGGGACTGGAATTTCAGTTTCAGAACGTAGATTTATCTGTGACTTAACTGTAGCACAAGAAACAAATACTTTAGATTTAATAACAAAGATAGCAGCTTCGATGAGGGGAATTATTCAATATTCAGGTAATAAAATCAGCCTAAGTTTAGACATGCCTAATCAATTACCAGTTCATTCATTCTCTGATGTTAATATGATT